TAAAGTAATCATGCTTCTCCAAATAATTTTTTGTGATTTATATTTTTAGATATAAAATCTTTATAGTCTTTATATTCTACCACTAGTGGGTCAATCCACCAGTCTTCAAAAGCAATTGAAAAATATTTTAAGTCTTCTACTACTAAGACATATCCAAGATCTGATAATATTTTTTGAGACTCTATCTTGTTAGATATATTGTCATATCCATTGTGCTCATATGTTATTACGGAGAACCTGTACTTATCCATAGGAAGGGCTTTTAAAGCCTCTAGCGTGGCTTCTGCGGGGTGTATATCCATCTGTAAGTAGTCTAACTGGGATGGAACATCATTAGATAAGAAATAGTTTAAGTAATCAAAAGATATTGCATCTTCGCACAAGGTTTTATTTTTTCTAGTTAGGTTGTAGTTTTCTGCACGGACTGGATCATTCTCAAAAGATACTCCACTCCAACCATACTCAGACTCAAGTAGGTAGGTGTTGCTATTTTTGGTAGGCCACCCAGCACCTAGTTCAAGGTAAAAACCATTTGTCTTTTCCTTTAATACATTTAAAACAAAAGACTCTTGATGTGCTTGACTACGGCTTTTTGGGAATAGTTTTATCATTGTTATGCTTGACTAGGTATGGCTCTATTCTAGATTTAATTCTGCCATCTTTGTATAGTCTTACAATCCAGCCATCTTTGATCTGCATTGGGTTAAACGAGTGTGCTTTTTTCTTTGGCATTATATCTCCGTCCAGAATAATGATAGTGTATATCTGATACCGCTTGTTACTTTTTCTACCCCATGCATATGGTTACTATCACCCTTAAAACAGATCATCATATTATCTTCTGGTTTAATGTGTAGATTATCATAATGAGGGAAGTATAACTCTCCACCATCAAAATCACTATTAATATAAATCATAGTGGAAAAATGTTTTGTCTTATAGTTTTGTTTAAAAAGTTCTATGTATTCATCAGTCATGCCGAACTCATGCATGTTGTCATAATTGTTTTCTTCATTATCTAAAACGTAGTCTACGTGAGGTCTTTGTTCTCTTCCCACTCTCCAACGATTCAACAAATACTGCTCATTCTTAACCTTTGTGTTAAATCTTTCTTCTATTTGAAGTTTTGCATCTTCTAAAATTTTATAATACATTGTTAAATCAAGGTTGTTTTGTTCTAGTATTGCTCTTTTATGTGGAGAAAGGTTTATAGACATGCCTTTCCAGTCTTTGATTCCAGTCCAGTAATCATCTGTTACTTCTTCTTGCTTTGGATATGATACGTTAAATTCATGATCCCAGTGTGCTTCTGTTTGAGTAACTATATCATTACGAATTTTATTAAACTCTTCTGGACTTAAAAAATCTTTTACAATTCTATAGTTTGGGTTTGTGTTATCAATAATCATACGGTGTAGGTTTCGTTTTGTACTCTTGTATAATCTTTTCCAAAGTCAGCAAACAATGCTTTATCTTTTTCACGATTAACAATACCCCTTGACCATGAAAATCCTGCGTCTCCGCCCCATGCAAGCCACATGATGTATCCGTTAGATGGGTTTGCTGAGTTACCCCAGTCCTTACCCTTCTTGTCTACTTCATGTCGTGAGAAGTATGAGTACATTCTTTTAACAGTGCTAAGAGAGATTGATTCTCCTCTTGCTAGTTGACCTGCACGAGTCCATCCTACAGATGTTCCAGCACCATTTGCTTTTCCATCTTCTTTAAACTTGATTGCTCTACGAGCAGCAGATCTTGCTCCTGCTGGTGGCGAGTATCCATCTGCCTTTGAAACTGTATCTGTATCATATTCAACTGTGTCATCATCTTCAAATAGATCATCTGCTTTTGCAGCAGGAACACAGTTAGGAACTGGCTTACCATTATCTCCTGGTTTCATTCCTCTTTGTACATATCCATCCCAACAAGGTGCTTGCTTATTTAAATCAGGGCAGCAATTGCTTTTCATCTCCCCTGCCTGACAGACAGGACAGTTATCGCAGTTTACATTTAATTCTTTACATGTTGGACATCCGCAACCCTCATAGGCCTTGCCTTGATATGTATCTGTTGGCATCATTGAGTCATCTGCTTTGCCCATCTGAGCATCAAACATTGCCATCCCTATTTCTGAATCCATTGTGTGATTTTCCATTTCTACTTTAGTAGCATCTTTGTACATCATTCCAATACTGTATGCTGTTGGTTTCCATGTACCGTTTTCTTCTTTGTAAACTCTAACAGCCATTGCTGGATTTTCTGGTGGCATTGACTGAATAGCGTACTCTGTTCCAGGAACTCCATACACTCCACCTTCTGTCATTATGTGTTCAACCATCCCATGAACTATTCCTTCGGATGTGGACCCCATTACAAAGTCACCTTCAATTATCATAATTAAATTATACCATGCTGATTTGACTTACCCCTATGACCTTGATATACTTATAATATGCACCAGTAGCCAAGTTGGTTAAGGCACCGAACTCATAATTCGGCTATCATAGGTTCAAGTCCTATCTGGTGTACAATATAACTAAATAATGTTTTGCGGATGTTGCATATTGGTAGTGCCTCTGCCTTCCAAGCAGAAGGGGTCAGTTCGATTCTGATCATCCGCTCCAGACCTCTGTAGTTCAGTGGACAGAACGTTGGACTTCTAAGCCAAGCGTCACAGGTTCGATTCCTGTCAGGGGTACTTTATTTTAGGTTGTGAAATCCTAGAGAAACTCCTGCACGGGGCTGTACTGTTTTTACGCTATGAAATCTATTCTTTGGACAAAAGATCATGTCTCCAACATTTAGTTCAAATATGTGGGATACGTCTTCTTCTGTAAGATCTTTTGCCTCTTTTTCTGATTCTTTGTATATTTTCCAAATACTGCTACCTTGTAGTTGCCAAAAAAATACGTTGTCGTAATCTGAATGTATGTTGTCGTTGGTTGATGCATCCGTTGTAAAATTAATATATATATGATGTCCTTCGCTGGGCCTTTCTTTCTTAGCATGTTTAGACTTTTGAAATAGTTTTTCTATACTATCAACAACCATGGATATTTTTTCATTCCTATCTGCTTTTCTTATCTTAAACCCTTTTCCATTATAGTGTGATTGATTGGTGTTTACATTATTTAGAATATCATTGTTTACTAATATAAATAGTTCATCCCAAGATACATTAAACGAAACCTTTTTGTTAAATTTAAATGGCTCTGCGTTTTTATAATTACTAATACACTCTTCTTCACTTAGTAATGAGTCTAAGTAAAATAGTCTTTGTTCTGTTGAATAGTCACTCATAGTGAATGTGGGGGGCCGAAGCCCCCCAACACCTTAGCCCTTCTTGGCCTTCACTGCTGTTTTCTTGACTGGTGCCTTCTTCTTTGGCGCAGTCTTAACTACACGATCTACCTCTGCAACACTTGGTAACTTACCAAATGCTGGATCGTTAGGGTTTGCTGCTCTTAGTGCAACGGGAATTACTGCTGATAGCAATGAGAATGCGAGATCCTTTGGATCTGTCACTCCTGCCATGTATAGCGCTGCAGCACCTGCGAGTACTGATCTTCCGTAAGATGCTAGAGCATTCTTAATTTGTGTATTCATTTTTTCCTCCTAGGATATAACTCGTGTTAGTGTTGTAAAACCAATCCATAGACCAATAATTCCTGCGACTCCCGCAAAAACTGGTGGTGCTGGTACTGGCAATTTGAATGCAGCAAACACGACGCCACATCCAAAACCTGTTAGTGTTGATAGAAAAACATCTTTCATAAAACTTCCTCTTCTTCGTTATCTTTTGGCAGCATATCTATAAGTTTATCATACGCTGGGATGATTTGATGAAATAATTGATCTGTTGGCAAGTTCATTACTGCTCCATATTCCTTGAAGTACTCAAGAGATGGCCCAGTAGACTCTTTAAAGTCCTGGATTGCAGTCTGAACCTGCTCAATATAATCAAAAGCCCATTGTCTAGACTGGGTTAAAAATGTAATAAAATCGTCCTGACTTGTTTTATTGTTTTCATCTTCTACTGATAAATCTTCTAGTTTTTCTTTCAGAAGATTATCAGATATATTTTTATCAATATACACTTGAAACAAGGTGCCAACCGCTTTAGCAAACTTTCTTTTAGTCTTTATGTTTTGTAAAACTAAATAAAAAATAATTAAAATTAATAACAAGTATACGATTAGATCCATCATTTTGTATCATCTCCCAATTCACTTCTTACTAAAAGAACCATGGCCCCCTCTTGTTCTAAAGCCTTTTTTAATCTAATTAAATACTCTGCTGCTTGTATTTTTTCATCATGATATAAATTTACAAACTGTTGTGCATGAGCACGGACAACAAGGAACTCTCCATTGTCATAAATTTCAACAGAGAAATCCTTTGGTGGTGTCAACGACATTGCAGCACGTCTCATTGCTTCTGTATACACTTTATCCACCCATTGTTAATTGTTGCCATACTGATCCCCACTTTGCCTTGCTCTTATGGTTGTTAAACTCTTTTGATATTTCTCCACCTTCTAAGTATATACCGCCCCAAACTCCCCATTCCTGCTGGCTAATACCAACAGCAAAACAAGACTTCATAACAGGACAGGACATGCATAGATCATCAACCGCAGGCCTTAGTAGTTCTTCTTCCTCATACTTATCAAAGAATATGTTTGTATCATAGTCTAAACATGAAGCATCGTCTTTCCATTTATGCTTATTCATGTTTACCTCACATATTTACTTGGTACTTCCCATCCATCACGTGTAGGAGAGAACATCTTTTGAAGATGCCAGATACCATTTTGATAAACCCCACGATCAGATGTTCTACCCTTGTCTGAAGGATAGCGTTCAAGAACTGTCCAGCCATCCCAAGACAAAACTTTGTTTTGTGCAACGATTGTTTCCATTTGTTCTAATGACTTAATTAACATGTTTTCCTTTTTATTAGTAGCGATAAATTCCGACATCAACATTTTTTTGCTGAGCCTCAGTGACTAACTTGGACAATGGTTCTTTTGGCTTACTTAGGTAAGCAAAGTAACCAATAGAGTCCATATTTTCACTCAACCAAACTGGTGGAACTTTGTAGTGCTTTAACTTTTTACCTCTTGACTTCATCCCTCTTTCCGAAAGGTTAGAGAACTCTGAAACCATTGAGTTAATTTTTGCAGGACCTGCAGAGTAGATGTAAAAGTACGGATCGTCTTCTTTCATTGAAGAAAGAGCAACGCCCATGGCTCTTAGGAATACCTGATAGTCATCAAAACTATTCGTTCCCTGTACTGCGATTATCATCATCTGCTCCTTCTGATAGTTGGTCTACAATGAACAACATCTTATCTAATTCTACCTTATCCATACCCATTATGTCAACTCTAACTGCGTTCTCTCTATCTATATCGTTGTTATAGATATCAGCAACATAAAGCACATTGTCTTTTTTCCAATAGGCTTTTTCATCAATGATGAGTACCCGTACGTGAGTCTTCTTTCTGTGATTTTTTGATTGATTTGGAGTATTATTAATGTTATTTATTTCACTCATTGGTGGAAGAAGTGGCCTGATCAGTGTGTGTATATGCTTTTGACTATATCTAATTTTAAACAATTGCTCAACTGATTCCTTCATATACATATCGGCAATAATCTTTAATGAGATGGCAAAGACTAATAAGGCTATTACTGATCCAATAAAATATTGCATAATTATTTTCCTTTATTAAGAATAATTCGAATGATTTCTTTTAAAGTATACTGGTGTTGCTTGTCTAGTTTTGCAATCTCGTCTTTATCAAACGATTTCTCTGTTAATAGGACT